CTATAACTGATAATTGAAAGGTAATTTAACATGGCTAATAACATTACGGCACTTGTGCCAGACATCTACGAAGCATTGGACATCGTTTCCCGCGAACTAACGGGCATGATCCCATCTGCTACTCTGAACGCTTCAGCAAACACTGCTGCTGTCGGTCAAAACATCCGAGTTGACGTTGAACCTGCTGGTAACGTGTCTGACATCTCTCCTGCAATGGTTGTCCCTGATCCTACTGGTCAGACTTCCGGTTCCACTGACATTGTTATCACTAAGTCTCGCGCTGCTGAGTTTGGTTTTAACGGTGATGAGCAACTGGGTCTGCAAGGCGCTGGCTACCAGAATGTTCGTGCTGCTAAAATTGCACAGGCTATTCGTGCAGTAACCAACGAAGTAGAAACTGATCTTTGTGCATTGCAGTCTACTTTCTCTCGCGCATACGGCACCGCTGGCACTAGCCCTTTTGGTACTGCTAACGATTACACCGATGCTTCTAACGTCTTGAAGATTCTGAAAGATAACGGCGCTCCTTTGCAGGACAACCAGCTAGTAATTGATACTTCTGCTGGCGTTAACCTTCTTGGTAAGCAAGCAAACGTAGCCGATGCTGGTAGCGATTCTATTTTGCGTCAAGGCGTACTGCTTGATGTCAACGGCATGCCTATTCGTGAATCTGCACAAGTTAACACTTCTGTTGCTGGTACTTCAGCTAACGCCGTAAGTGCTGGTGCTCACGTTGTAGGTCAAACAGCTATTACTCTTAAAGCTGCTGGTACTGGCACTATTGTTGCTGGCGATGTAATTACTTTTGCTGGCGACACTAACAAGTATGTTGTTGCTACTGGTGTTGCTGCTGTAAGTGGCGGAGCGTTGGTTATTGCTGCTCCGGGATTGCGCGTAGCACAAAGTGCTGGCGACAAAGCTATTACCATTACTGCTGCTTCTGCTCGTAACATGGCGTTTAACCGATCTGCAATCGTTCTAGCTTCTCGCGCTCCTGCCCGTCCTTCCGAGGGTGACATGGCGACTGACGTAATTGTAATTACCGATCCTCGCTCTGGTCTTAGCATGGAATTTGCCATGTACAAAGGCTACAGAAAAGTTCGTTATGAAGTTGGTCTTGCTTGGGGTGTTAAAAACATCAAGCCAGAGCATACTGCTCTTCTGTTGGGTTAAGTCTATATCTAGCCACCTCTTTCGGGGGGTGGCTTTTATAAGTGAGGAACATCAATGGCTACGATAGTAGTGGAGACAGGCAGTGGTTCATCAACTGCAAATTCTTACATATCAGAAGCTGAATTAGCTACTTATGCTTCAGACCGAGGCGTAACCTTAACTGGCACATCTTCAGTCCTAATTATTCAAGCTATGGATTATTTAGAGTCTAGGAACTTTATTGGCACTAAATCAACATTAGCGCAAAGTCTGCAATGGCCCAGAACGGGCGTTGAGATTGACAACTATTACATAGTATCTAACTCTATCCCTGTGCTTCTTAAAGAAGCCGAGATGGAACTGTGTATTGCTTTGGATGGCGGAGTAAATCCCCTTGCAAACCAAGATAGAGAAACACGAAAAGAAAAAGTAGGCGAGTTAGAGGTTGAATATGCACCTAGTTCAGCAGCCATTACTTATCTTACGGCAGTTCAAGCGAAGCTAAAAAAGTTAGTTTTGCCTACTGCAAGGATTGTTCGTGTTTAATTACGAGTCTTTAAAGAAAACCGCATCTAAATTAATAGCTAACTTTGGAGCAGATTCTGTAGTTAGCAGAGAAGATGGCGGCAGATACAAGCCAGAATCTGGATCAATGTCTAACGGAATACCAATAACCTTTACCGCCAAGTCTGTTAGGGCGCAATTTAGTATTGCAGAAAAAGCCTCATCTGCTGTTCAAGACGCAGACGTTAAAATGCTGCTTGAGTCTGGTAAAGGAATTCCTGCAATTGGCAACCAATTAACATTTGATAGCGTTTCTTACCGAATAATGGATGTTACTACAATCTCGCCATCTGGCACGGATGTGTATTATGAGCTTCACCTTAGATCTTAAAGAGTATGTCGATAAGACTGGCGAAGACATTGTTGAGGTTGTCCAGCAAACTGCTATAGAAGTGTTTACTAAAATAATAATGGATACCCCAGTTGGAAAGCCGGAGTTATGGAAAAACAAACCTCCCGCAGACTATAAGGCTGGTGCTTTAAGAGCTAATTGGCAGACATCGGTAAATCAAGAAAGTTCCGGAATTTTGACGAAGAAAGATAAAACTGGTAAGCGAACCATTAACAGAATGGTATCTACAATTAAACAATATGACGGTTTAGGGTATATTTTGCTTAAAAACAATCTTCCTTACGCTTCAAGAATAGAATATTTAGGACATTCCTCTCAAGCTCCTACTGGAATGGTCAGGGTAAATGTTTTAGCGTTTGAACAATCAATGGCAAAAGCAATTAAAAAGGTTGCTACATGAGTACAATATTTTCAGACATAAGCGCGGCTTTAGACGTAAGACTAAACACTTTGTCAGGTTCATCCCCTATAGCATGGGAAAATATTGCCTATAAACCCGTTAAAAGTAAGTTATACTTGAGGCCAACTCATTTGCCAGCCCCTACAGTTCAGTCTGGACTTGGAACTGCTGGGATAGACGAATACTTAGGAATATATCAAATTGATGTTTTTGCAATGGCCGGAGAAGGTAGAGGTAAAGCAGAAGCTAAAGTTGATTTGATTGCCGATCACTTTAAGCGCGGTACAGATTTATTGTACAATGGCGTTTATGTTCGGCTTGGTAATGTATCAAGAAACTCAGGACTTATTGACGAAGATCGCTTCGTTATTTCAGTAACAATTAATTATATGGCTCATGTAGCACCGAGGTAAAGTATGACTATTGCAACAGGCTCAAGACACAACATGGCGTATGTTGTCGAATCTACATTCGGTACTACTCCGTCAACACCTTCATTTAAACCTATTCGCCACACCGGAACTACTATTGGACTGTCTAAAGACGCAATAGAATCCGAAGAGTTGCGCGAAGATCGTCAAGTAGCTCATTTCCGTCATGGTAATAAAAGCGTTGCTGGCGATGTTAATATTGAACTTTCTTACGAATCATTTGACGATTTGCTTGAGGCCGTATTGTGTGGCACTTGGGCTACAAACGTCCTTAAAGCAGGAACTACCCGAAGAAGCTACACCGTTGAGCGTCATCACCAAGACATTGGCAAGTATCTGCGATCTACTGGTTGCAATTTTAATGCGCTTTCTTTGTCTGTCGCCCCTAATTCTATGGTAACTGGATCGCTTTCGGTAATTGGTAAAGAATTTGCAATAGCTTCTACTGCTATTACTGGCGCAACTTACGCAGCCGAAACTACTACATCACCATTTGATTCTTTTACTGGTTCAATTACAGAAGGCGGATCAAGCATTGCTGTTATTACTGGCCTTGAGTTAAGCCTTGATAACGGAATGGAGTCGATGTATGTAGTTGGCTCTAGCTCTACTTTGCTGCCTTCTATTGGCAAATCATCTGTTAGCGGATCTGTTACAGCTTACTTTGAAAACAGCACGTTAATTGATAAGTTTATCAACGAAACTTCGTCTAGCTTGAGCTTTGTTTTGACTGACCTAGCCGGAAACTCGTACACTTTTGACCTGCCAAACGTAAAATACAACTCAGGCAACCCTGAAGTTGGCGGTGCTGGCCCAGTAACAGTATCTTTAGATTTTGTAGCACTATATAACTCTAGTGACGCATCTCAAATTAAGATTACAAGAGCAGACGGTTAACACCAAAAGGGGCCGAAAGGCTCCTTTATTAACTCTGGAGAGAGAAAATGGACATTAAACAGCTATACACTGCTGATGCACACGAAGAAGGCGCAGAAATACGCATTCTAAGCCCCTTAGACGGGAAAGAGACTGATTTTTATATCACCGTAAAGGGTATTGACTCAAAGTCGTACAGAGAGGCTGTAAGGGCTTATCACAGAAAGCTTATTAACAAAGAGGATGGCGGTGAAATTGATCTGTTAGTTGCTGTTACAAAAGATTGGCGCGGCTTGGAGAGTAAAAACAAAGATGTGAAATTTACTGACAAGTT